TTGGTAATTCATGTAATTTTAATTCTAAATAAGATGGCCCGAACTTTAATTCTTTTTGCTCAATTCTTTTTTTCAATAACTCGAGAATATACGGTTTTACTATACCTGCAGGTTCCCGCGCGCACCACTTTAATAATTGTGCATGAGTCGAAAAATCTTTAGAGAAATATTCGTCTTTCTTTTTAAAAGGTAGCGGATCACCATTATATAAATTATACCTCGGATAATATTTTGTATAATATTCTGCTAAAGTAATCTTATGGCACTTCAGGTGCGCATGCAGACTTCTTTCTGAAGAAAATTCTTCTTCGCATATTTTACACTTATTCATTTCTTTCCGATTAAATACTCCTCTGCGTGCCCAGCTGTTATCATTGCTTCAGCGACATCCCTAAATTCCTGAAGTCTTTGTAGTTTTATTTCCCCCAAAACCCTTCCATATTTTCCAATACCTTTAGAATTTAGAAATATATCCCCATCAAAAGACTCTAGCAATTCGCTTAAAAATTTTTTTGCAGCAAGCCCCCTTTTTTTCTCAGCTTTATTTCTTGTTCTGCATTCAGGGCAGTTCATGCCATGTATTCTAATTCTTTTTTTTACCAGTATATCAAATCCCAAATCAATCATTGCATCAAAAGTATCGCCGTCAATAATTTTAACGATTTTATTTATTTTATAATTATACAACATCTTGTTTTGATATTCCTAGAACACGAGCCTTCCAGTCTGGCATAGACTCGATATGATCAGCTTCTTCTGCAGCGGCTTGTTTTTGTAGCTGCGCTATTTTAACCATTACCTTACGCTCCTCT